GTATGGGATACCACAAGAATAAAGAAGTCGATAAAGAATCTGAGTTTGTGCCAAAGCGCAAAAAGATTAACCGCAATAACCGAAGGAGAGGAAAGGAGTATGAGCGTAGAGCCGCAGCCATCGTGGGAGGGAAACGAAACCTCGACAAATCCCGACCGCACACAGATGTCGAAACGGTGGATACAGTGTACGAGATTAAGTCAACTCAACAATCAGTACCCAACTGGTTGGAGGGGGCATACAAGCAGCTCGCACTGGCGGCAAAAGAATCGGGGAAGGTAGCAGGGGGAGTCATCAAGGTCTGGACTAGCGGAGCTAAGTCTCGGTTCTTTTTGATTACAGAAATCACAGATACACAGAAAGGATTATGTGATGGCAACGAACGGAGTGGGTCTGGAGACCCTGAGATCCCTAGTTAGAGGGATACTGAATGAGCGAGATGAGGTGTATGCACCTGACCTTGCTAAAGAATTAATGGCTACTCATGGTGATACAGACTGGTGGACATCTCTTAAAGATGATGTGTTCGACAATGCTGTATACAGCGAAGTAGTAAAAGTGATAGGCGCACAACGTAGAGCAGGACAGAAAACTGTGTACGGTGACAGGGCTATCACTGCAAACAAGATGGTAGACCGCATAGAAAAGATGCGCACCTCTCGTATGGGTGGCATGGAATGGATTGGGGATAGGTACAAACGCATTAGTGAAATGACTAAGGCCGATGTCTATTCAGCAGCAGAGTTACGACGAGAACGTGGTGACCTACACAGTAGGTATGCAATGTTCTGGGAAGCTCTCGCAAGGAAGATGGATGATTCACAAGTAGTATCTGATATTGCTAGTGAAGAAGACCTCGACGCACTAAACGAATTAGTCACAGGAAAGGAAGACTAAAACAATGGCAGGTATATTCGCGAAGAAGGCAAACATTTGGAACCACTACAAGGTAACTATTTCATTACGTGAAAAGCTCATGGGTGGTGTACCAAAAGACCCGAAGATTATTGAGGGTTGGTTGAAAACAAAAATGGGAACTTCCAATGAGGAAGAAACCAAACAACAGCTGTATAACACATTGCTTGAGCTAGGCTATGACCTAGCTAAGCGTGAGGAATACGAAGATGAGAAGGGATTAGAGCGACTCATTGACATGCAGAACGATGCATCAAGTGACCTCGCTGCCGTCAAGAATACAAACGGGTTCAAGTTTGATGAGCGTGGTTTGTACATAGAAGGGCGACAACTGAAAGCTGCACTCAAAGAATCTACAAACATTCTATGGGGTGGTGTACGTACTGGTCCTACGAAGAAAGGATTCAAGAGCTTTATCTCAGAACGCCTGATGGTCATAGAGGACAAGGTGTATCTAGGGATACAAGAACCTGATGGTATCGAGACTGTGATAGGTCACGTTACTGGACCACAAGGTCCACGTAGTACATTAGGCTACTCGGAGTATGCGTATCGACCAACCTTAACATTCCACATTAAAGAGTTGAAAGTACTTCAGACTGGACAAAAGTTAAACGATAAGGGTGGACAACCTGCGTTAACACTTGACCAATACGGAGAACTGCTGACTTGTATGGAAGAACAGGGCATCGGAGCTATGCGCTCTATGCAACATGGTCGCTTTGATACGATGGCACTTGAGCCAGTAAGCATAGACGATGTACCAGAGACATCTGGTATCGTTGCCGAAGCAGAGAAGGTGGTGCTCGAAGCAGCTAAGTCCTAACATAATGGGGAGGGGGCATACCCCCCTCTCCATACCGACAAAACACTACATAACTTGACTGCGCAGAACTACACATAACGACAAAACGCTACCCGCCGTCACTCAACTAACCGACAGAACGCAACGCGCCGACATTCATCTAAACTCTACACGCCGACGGAACGAGACCGCACCACACACTCAACGGCACAGTACTGGTCGACAGGACGGAACCAGACAGCACGAAACGGTATTCCCCTAATCACCACCTACCGACTATTCGGTACGCGTTCTCACGGGTCAGAACATATTGACGAAACCAAACAAAACGGAACTAGCCTCTCCGACTATCCGACCCCTGCCCTCACGGAACATTACTCATCGACATTACTCACCGCTTCCTGTCGGATCATTTCGACACTCCAATGCGAGACACGTCCTGTCCATACCATACCTACCGACCTTACACTCCCCATCGCCTCCTTCCATCCCGACAATACAGGATAAAATATGTACAGAAAGGATATACATATGAAGGTAACAAACAGGCTGAATTTACCACAGCCAATAGTAGAAGTACTAGCATCAGATAACTACTCGAAGGGTAGTGCTGACTTTAGTGCAACAGAACTCATAGATTCACCTCGTGTGAAGCAGCTTACAAAGCGACACTATGAGGACATCACAGTAGACTGTGCTGATTTGCTCTATCAGTTTGATGGCAAGGCAGTGCATTCATTACTGGAACAAGCCGAAGTCTCAGAAGACGTAGGCTTGATTGAGAAACGCCTTGAAGTACAGGTGGGTACGTACACTATCTCAGGGGCTATCGACTACTACGATGTGAAGCGCGGAGTCATACAAGACTACAAGCGTGTGTCCACATGGGAAGTAGTCATGGGTATCAAGGAAGAACGAGAGCAGCAACTCAACATCTATGCTCACCTAGCTAGAGAGAATGGTTGGGCAGTTAATGGGCTAGAGATTGTATATCTGTTCCGTGACTGGTCTGAAGCCAGAGCTACTCGTGAGAAAGATTACCCACAGGACAGGGCGCAGCGTGTAGACATACCACTGTGGTCAGCATCAAAAGCTCAGGAGTATTTAGAATGGCGTGTCAATCTACATGCTCAAGCATCTGAAGAATCTGATACCAATCTACCTCTATGCCTACCACATGAGAGATGGGAAGAACCCACTACCTATGCAGTAATGAAACAAGGACGCAAGAGTGCAGTACGCGCGACAGATGAGAAGGGGGATAAGTTTCTCTCTCAGGAAGCAGCTACTACATGGATGAACTTGAATGTAAAAACTCGTTCAGACCATCATGTAGAGACTCGCATAGGTGAGCCACGCAGATGTCTCAAGTACTGTAACGTAGCTTCGTTCTGTAATCAATGGAGTGATTGACTGTGAGAGGCAGGTAAACATTTGACTATCGCGGTGGCGATACCTCTCACACCCAACCAGAAAGGATTGCAAGTAGTGGTGTAAAAGGCAACCACACTTAACAACTAGTTCTAATATAGCAGGTTTTTAGTGGAGGGGGGAATGGGTGGAGACCAACCCCCTCCACTAAGCACTGAAGACAGGCTAGAGGGTAGCCTGTAAACATAATAAACTATGTGTTACTTTTTTGCTTTAGCTTTCTTGGGTTTAGGTGCATCATACACAGCAGGTACACCTACTGCACTTGCTTTCTTGCCGTTCTTTTCGATACTAGCCATTACTTCTTCTCCTTTTTCATAAATCGACCTGTCTTTGGGTCGCGCTTTAATGTTACTAGACTAGCAGAATCATCTCCCACTAGCTTCTGAGCTACACCTGACTTAACAACACTAGCAAAAGCACTGACTACTACTGTAGCTATCAGAGCCATAGCATCCATGTCTATATCAGCGATGCTCATACCTGCCGTCACCCCCACCGCAGCTTGCACTGCGGTTGACGCGGCACGTTCCAAAATATCCCTATATTCTTCGTTCATTAGTTCTCCATATCATCTACTAGCCCCATTGCAGAATCAAACGCATCCTTTAACGCGCTTTGAGCAGCATCTATCTGATCCATAGATGTCTGTACTTGATCCATTAAGGCTAATTGCTGTTTATTAACATCGCCTGTAGGCGGTTCCCCTAGAAACTTAAAGGCATCGTTCAGCCCTTTAGACCTAGAGAAGTACGGGTTATCTGCTACCGTACAGCCCCAATGTAAATGGGGTCCAGTTGATTGCCCTGTAGAGCCAATCTCTCCTATTTGTTGTCCGACACTGACGGATTCAGAGCGGCGGACACTCGGCGCGGCATTGAAATGAGCGTATAAAGTGTACCCAATAAGACCACCAGTGCTGTCATTGTGACGCAGGAAAACAGAGTTACCAAAGATAGCCGCCACATTTTTCC